CAGGATCTACAGGTTGTTCAGGATCTACAGGTTGTTCAGGATCTACAGGCTCCTCTGTTTCGTCTTTCTTAAGTTTTGAAAAAAAAACAATCCCAGTTACAATTGCAACAATTAGCAAAACGTCTAAAATAACGGTTGACTTTTTTCCCATTACAATTATACAATATAAAGATATAATACGTTTTACAAAAATATAAAATATTAATAAATGGTTGTCACGTTGCCAGTATTTGCATCAATCTTACTCAGGAAATTGATCCCTGTATCGACAACATAAACATTTCCTGCAGAGTCTACCGCCACGCCGGTAGGAGTTTTGAAGGATGTATAACGTTCGTCCAAAAATGTCGTTTCTAAATTTGTCACAACATTGTCAGTGTCAATCTTACGCACTAAACTGTTTCCTGTATCGGCAACATAAACATTTCCCTGAGAGTCTACTGCCACGCCATTAGGATGTTTAAATGATTTATTTCCTAAATTGGTAACAACACCTTTAGTGTCAATCTTACGCACTAAATTATTTCCTGTATCGGCAACATAAACATTTCTTGAAGAGTCTATCGCAATGCCGATAGGAGTTTTGAAGGATGGATGATCTGTGTCCAAAAAAATCTTACCCAATTTGGTAACATTACCGGTTTTTGCGTCAATCTTACGCAGTAAATTGCGTTTTGTATCGGCAACATAAACATTTCTTGAAGAGTCTACTGCCACGCCGCTAGGATATTTGAAGGTTGGGTTCACTTTGCTTACAAAATTCTTACCTAAATTGGTGACATTACTGTTAATATCGTCAATTTCGCGAACAAGATTGTTTCTTCTATCAGCTACATACACGCGTCCATCGCCGCCCACTGCCACGCCGCCAGGAGAATTGAAACTCTGAAACTTATTATGTACTCTTTCAAAGTTTGTTCTTAAATTTTTTAAATTGGTCGCAACACCTTTACAACTAATCTTACATATTGCATTTCTGTTTCCTGCATTGGAAACATAGATATTTCCTTCAGAGTCCACTGCCACACCATTAGAATATTTAAAGTACGTTAATGAATGGTCCATCAAAATATACTATAATATGTTATAATATATTCTACAAAAATATAAAATATTAATAAACGGTTGTCACATCACCAGTTTTTGCGTCAATCTTGTTCAACAAATTGGTTTCTATATTGACAAAATAAACATTTTCCACAGAGTCTACCGCAATTCCTAGAGGAACAAATGAACCTGGAATATTTGAGTCCAAAAAATTTTTTCCTAAATTGGTCACAACGCCGGTTTTTGCGTCAAGTTTACGCACTAAACTGTTTCCTACATCGGCAACATAAACATTTTTTCCTAGAGGGTCTACTGCTACGCAAGTAATATAGGGGGTTTCTAAAAACTCGCCAAATTCGGTTATAACGCCTGAGTCAATCTTATAAAGAAAACCTTTACTTGTATCGGCAACATAAACATTTCCCTCAGGGTCTACTGCCACTCCGATAACATTGCTGAAGAAGGGCTCTCCATCCATATCCTGACCTTGATTGTCCAGGTTCACTTCCCCTCCTGAAGAATCTTTAAAAACTATGCCTAAATTGGTCACAACACCGTCAGTGTCAATCTTACGCACTAATTTGTTTCCTGTATCGGCAACATAAACATTTCCCTGAGAGTCTACTGCCACGCCGGTAGGATTTTTGAAGGATGGATGCTTTTTGTCTTTAAAAATCTTGCCTAAATTTGTCACATTACCGTTAGTGTCAATCTTACGCACTAAACTGTTTCCTGTATCGGCAACATAAACATTTTTTTCAGAGTCTACTGCCAAGCCGATAGGATTGTTGAATGATTGATGATTTATGTCTTCAAAAATTGTTTTTAAATTGTTAACATTGACAGCATTGTCTTTATAAGTAATCTTACACACTACATTATTTCCACTATCGGAAACATAAATAATTCCTTTAGAATCTACCGCAACACCGCCAGAATATGTAAAGTTTGGAATTACTGGTTGATTTGGTTCTGGTTCTGGACTTGGTTCAGGAGCTGGAGCAGGAGCTGGAGCTGGAGCTGGAGCTGGAGTTGGATCTGGAGTTGGTTCTGGACTTGGTTGTGGTTTTTTGTTTTGGTTTTCAATAACCAAAATGGTGGCAGCAACAACTGCTCCAATAACTCCTAAAACTAAAAGAGTTCTAACTTTTCCCATTACAATATACTATAATATGTTATAATATGTTATAATATGTTATAATATATTTTACTAAAAATATTATCTATCACGCATGACTTATATTAAAGGGTCGTTACTACGTCTGTATTGACGTCAATCTTACGGACAAATGAGTAAAATTTATTGGTTAATAAATCATATTTTGTGCTTTCAGTTATGTATACATTTCCTGCATCATCTGTGGCGATGTCAGTTGGTAAATATATATATGGGCTCGCATTTTCTCCAATGCTTTTTATCACGCCAGATTTTATATCAATTTTATCAACTGAATTACTAAATTTGTATATTGCATAAATATATTCTCCTTCGCTGTCCACTGCAATTGCTTTATAAGGTTGAAATATAGACGGCGTTTTAGTCGTCGGTATTTTTGTTCTAGTTCTGGCATTTGGATCAATCTTAAATAACGTTCTACCGTCGTCATTAATGTATACATTTCCATATTTATCAACATCCGCGTTTACAGGTGACGCAAAAGGTGTATTTTTCTTTTTAATAAACGCGCCTGCAACAACTGCACTCGCTGCTGCTAAAACTATAATTGACGCAGCTTTTCCCATCAAAATATACTATTCCGAGCGATAATATTTTTTACAAAAAAAATATCCACCATAAATAAGAACAAGAATGTTTGACCTAGATTTAATTAAAACTTTGCCGCTTGAAATTGAAATACACATCCAAGATTTTATACCCATACAAGTTTTATACACTCTAACAAAAAAATATTACATTAAATATCATAAACATATTAAGGAATGGATTCCGAAAGATTTATATGAAAATTATTTGCGAGACATGATACGACGAGACAACGATTTCGCATTTAACGAGATAATTAAAGAAAATTACAAAAAATGGTTGCAAATAAAAAAATACAGATATAAAAACACAACTTACGGAAATTATATATGCTTTATAGACGCTTTTTGCATAGAGAATCAATCAACAAATTGCCGCAATTTATTAAAAGATTTTCTCAATAAAACTGGTTTGAGTAAAAATCAGCATAAAAAGAATACTATTACAAATATAATATGGACAAACTAAATTTGAATGAAATGTTAAACAGAGAATTGGATGCTATTAAAATGAAAGAAACGTTAAAAGATTTTGAACTCAACAAGCGAAACCATTTATTCAAGAAGGGTATTTATGTTTACGGCGAACCTGGAACCGGCAAAACCACGTTTGTGATGGATATACTGAAAGAAATGAATTACGACGTTGTTAGATATGATGCGGGTGACATAAGAAACAAAACGATTATTGATACGCTCACAAAACACAACATGTCTGATAAAAATATTATGAGCATGTTTCATAAAAATATTAAAAAAATTGCCATTGTTATGGACGAGATTGACGGAATGAATAATGGCGATAAAGGCGGAATAAACACTCTTATCAAACTTATTCGCCCCAAAAAAACCAAAAAGCAAAAGCTAGAAGAAGTAACACTGAATCCAATTATTTGCATCGGTAATTACCATATTGATAAAAAAATTAAAGAACTCATGAAGGTTTGCAATACTATAGAACTTAAAAAACCAACATGTCCTCAAGTTACAAATATAATTAAAACTTTGATGCCAACGCTTGAAGGTAACCTGCAACAAAACATTTCCACATTTATTCAACATGACCTGAGAAAAATAAAAACAATGTTCCAAATCTATCAAAGCAAAGAGGGGGTTTTAAAAGACGACGTTATTAATAACATATTTCAAGTAAAATCTTATAATGATGACACAAAACAAATAACCCAAAAATTAATTAATAGTAAATACCACATCAATGATCATTTGTCTATTATGAATGAAACGGATAGAACTATTGTTGGATTGTTGTGGCACGAAAATATTATTGATGTTTTGGGAAAAATGAAACCAAACGCATCAATTCCAGTGTATTTAAACTTGTTGAATAATATGTGTTTTGCTGATTACATTGATCGCATAACGTTTCAAAAGCAAATATGGCAATTCAACGAGATGAGTTCTATTATTAAGACGTTTAAAAATAATAAACTGTATCATGATTCTTTTAAAAAGAAACCCAAGTATAACCCTTTAGAGGTGAGATTTACAAAAGTGTTAACAAAGTATTCAACTGAATACAACAATTCCATTTTTGTTCAGAATTTATGCCAACAACTTGGAATGGATAAAAAAGACTTGTTTGCGTTCTTTTTAGACTTGAAAAATAAACACGACGACGGTGAAATTTCTGCAATGTTTGAGAATTATGAAATTACTAAATTGGATATTAATCGCATTTACCGATATTTGGAAAAGTACACCAAGGAAAACGCGGAAGACAGCGAAGAGGTGGTTGACACTGAATTGTCTGATGGGGAATAATTTTATTTTTAATAAATATAATATATATATATAAATAAAATATAATGGGAAAATTGTTAGATATTGCCGCTTCTGTTGAAAAAAGTCCTGTTACGCGCGTTTTATTGGGAATTGTTTTAGGTGTTTCAAGTGTTTTAATAGACAAGAAAATGAACAATCGCAACGCACGGCCTCTCATCAACGCGATGGCGCTTATTACGGGAAGTGATGGAATGAAATATGATATAAAGCCTGGAGCTCAATTGGTTGGAGCTCAATTGGCTGGAGTTGATTTAAGTAGGGCTGATTTAAGTAGGGCTGATTTAAGAAATGCTAATTTAACAGGTGCTAATTTAACCAATGCTAATTTATCGGGTGCTATTTTAACAAAAGCCAATTTAACCAATGCTAAGTTAACAGGGGCTGATTTAAGAAATGCTAGTTTAGGGGCTGCTACTTTAAAAGGCGTTATCGGCAAAATTAATGGATTTTTTGGTACTAGATTACCCGATGGCTGGAAACTAGTTAAAGGCTATTTAATCGGACCTGGAGCGAATTTAACGGATGCTGATTTAAGCGGGGCTGATTTAAAGGGAGATAATTTAACGGGTGCTAATTTAACAGGTGCTAATTTAACGGGTGCTAATTTAACGAGTGCTAATTTAAAAGGCGTTACCGGCAAAATTAATGGATTTTTTGGTTGTATATTACCCGATGGCTGGAAAAATGTTAACGATTATTTAATCGGACCTGAAGCGAATTTAACCAATGCTGATTTAAGAGGGGCTGATTTATCGGATGCTAATTTAACGTATGCTAATTTAACAGGTGCTAATTTAACAGGTGCTAATTTAACAGGTGCTAATTTAAAAGGCGTTATTAGCGGCGGAATTACCGGATCTAATTATAAACTACCCGTTGGCTGGAAAAATGTTAACGATTATTTAATCGGACCTGAAGCGAATTTAACCAATGCTGATTTAAGAGGGGCTGATTTAAAGGGATATAATTTAACGGGTGCTAATTTAACAGGTGCTAATTTAACGGATGCTAATTTATCGGATGCTAATTTAAGCGGGGCTGATTTAAGAGGTGCTAATTTAACAAAAGCCAATTTAACGGGTGCTAATTTAAAAGGCGTTATTAGCGGCGGAATTACCGGATCTAATTATAAACTACCCGTTGGCTGGAAACTAGTTAAAAGCTATTTAATCGGACCTGGAGCGAATTTAACGGATGCTAATTTAACAAAAGCCAATTTAGAGGGCGCTAATTTAACCAATGCTAATTTTACGTATACTAATTTAACGGATGCTAATTTAACAAAAGCCAATTTAACGGATGCTAATTTAATAGGTGCTAATTTAACGGATGCTAATTTAACAGGTGCTAAATTAACGGGTGCTGGTTTAAGCGATGATAAAAAATACTATAAAACAAAAGGAAAACCCGTAAGTCTCCCCAAGTCTTGGAAATATATGCCCTATAAAAAGGATAAAAGCGGAACTATTTTAGAAGGCATTTATTTTTCAGGTTAATTATTAGTCCCAATCCTTGAATAAACCTCCGGCCAATAAATTTGGTTTATATGGATGCGGGTTATCGTTGAATTGTTGGTCGTGATTTTCTATTGCCGCGATTTTATTAATTTCTGATTCGTCGTCGCGTTTCAAGTAATTTAATAGTGCCAATTGAGCAAACATTTTTTTAAAGTTATATATTTGTTCGGATTTTGATAAATTATCGGCGTGAATTTGAATGTGTGTATTTACAATTGTGGCGTTACACGTATTACACAATTCCGTGGTTGTACTATTGATTAAATATCTTTGATCATACCCACTAAATGGATCTCTTTGACGTTTATTAAAGGCGTGCTGATTTATTGTCATTTTCGGAACATTTCTTGACAAAAAAGAAAAAATCAATAAGGTGAATTTCATCTTATTGATTAAACGTGAGAAAAATTTATATTTTTATTGTAATTCTTTTTATTTATTTTGTTTGACAGGAATTTTAATTTACAACAGCTGCCACGCGGCGGCGCTCCACCACATTCAAACTTTCGTCTGCCATTGCAGATCGCTGCTTCGCAGCAAACTTTGCCCGGCAAGCATTGTCTGCAACGCACTGCTGGTGACGTTCGTATTGCTCAACGGATTCATAGAATAGTGTCGCTGGTTCACTGAATTCTCCGGTGCAAATGCGCGCCTTGAAGTATAGATCCTCGTGTCTTGAGCCAACGCGATGTCCGTAATACTTCTCGCCAGTGACCGCGTTGCGAATTGTGCTTCCAGTGTCACCTGAACCAAACATCATCATAGACTTCATCTTGTAAGAACTGGGATCAAATCTCTTGGTTTTGAAACACAGTCTGTCTTCAACGGTCTCCGACAAGATCTTATTCACCTTTTGTCTATTGGACCTAGAATTCACCGAGATGTTGTCGTCATCGGCGTCATTGGACATTTGGTACTTGTAATCGTAATTGCGGCTCATTGTTCCGAGGGATTGTCTGCGATACTTTAATTATTTGGGTTTATCTCTAAATCAATTTTTTTTCAAATGCATAATCTATTCAAATTGTTAATTCATGAAAGCCGCATTTATATTTTTTTTTATTTTTATTTCGGATTTATTTTTGCATTATTTGTGCATTTGAAATATAAATATTGTATTATGCCGAATAAGCAGAAATATCAATAACGCTTACTGTATCACTTTTACTATTTGCAACATAAGCATTATTTCCAGAAATAGCAATAAAAATGGGGCTAATTCCAACCTTAATTGTTTTTATAACGGTATTCGTTGTTGTATCAATAACGCTTACTGAATCACCATCATTATTGGCAACATAAGCATTATTTCCAGAAATAGCAATAAATGTGGGGTAAGATCCAACAGGAATTGTTGTTTTAACGGTATTCGTTGTTGTATCAATAACGCTTACTGTATCATTGCGACTAGTTGCAACATAAGCATAATTTCCAGAAATAGCAATCAAACTAGGGTAAGATCCAAGAGGAATTGTTTTTATAACGGTATTCGTTGTATCAATAACGCTTACTGAAGTATCGCCCTCATTTGCAACATAAGCATTATTTCCAGAAATAGCAATAAATGTGGGGTAAGATTCAACAGGAATTGTTGTTTTAAGTGTATTTGTTTTTGTATCAATAACGCTTACTGTGTCACTGCCAGAATTTGCAACATATGCATTATTTCCAGAAATTGCAATATGTATGGGTTCATCTCCAACCTTAATTGTTTTTATAACGGTATTCGTTGTTGTATCAATAACGCTTACATTATTAGAACCATTTGCAACATAAGCATAATTTCCAGAAATTGCAATAAATTTAGGTTTTCCGTCAACAACAATTGTTTCTATAACGGTATTCGTTGTTGTATTAATAACAATTACTGCTCCATTATAATAGTCTGCGACAGCAACATAAGCATTATTTCCAGAAATAGCAATAAACTTAGGGTTTCCTTCGGTAATAATTGTTTCTATAATGGCATTCGTTGTTCTATCAATAATGCTTACTGTGGTGTCACTGCCAGAATTTGCAACATAAGCATAATTTCCAGAAATAGCAATAAAGCTGGGTCCAGCTCCAACAGGAATTGTCGGCAATAATGTACTTTTAACATTTTTTAAAATTATGCCAATAACGGCAGCAATTCCAACAACAACAAGCAAAGGCGTTATTTTTCCCATTATACTTAATATGAATAAAATGTTTTTTGCTAAAAATATAACTATTTTGCAATAATATAGAAATGTTTCAAGTCATTATTTAATCTCCTAATTTAGCTGTTGCGTTCTTTGCTGAATTGATTTTTGGATTATTTGTGCATTTGAAATATAAATGTTGTATTATGCCGAATAAGCAGAAATATCAACAACGCTTACTGTTCCACCGTTTTGATTTGCAACATAAGCTTTATTTTCAGAAATTGCAATATAAGAGGGGAACGGTCCAACCGGAATTGTTTTTATAACGGTATTCGTTTTTGTGTCAATAACGCTAACTGTATTATCAGCGAAATTGGTAACATACGCGTAGTTTCCAGAAATTGCAATACAATCGGTGAATTCTTCGCCAACCGGAATTGTTTTTATAACGGTATTCGTTGTTGTATCAATAACGCTTACATTATTAGAACCATTTGAAACATAAGCATAATTTCCAGAAACAGCAATAAATCTGGGATTAAATCCAACAGAAATTGTAGAAACTGCATTTGTTTTTGTATCAATAACGCTTATTAATCCAGTTTCAACACCATTTGCAACATAAGCATAATCTTTATTTTCAGAAATTGCAATAAATCTGGGTTCTTTTCCAAGAGGAATTGTAGAAACTGAGTTTGTTTTTGTATCAATAACGCTTACCGTATCATCATCAAAATTTGCAACGTAAGCATTATCTCCAGAAATAGCAATAAACCTGGGGTATTTTCCAACAATAATTGTTGAAACTGTATTTGTTTTTGTATCAATAACACTTATTGTTCCATCACCAGAGTTTGCAACATAAGCATAGTCTTTATTTTCAGAAATTGCAATAAATCTGGGTTCTTTTCCAACCTTAATTGTAGAAACTGTATTTGTTTTTGTATCAATAACGCTTACTATATTATCTCCATGGTTTGCAACATAAGCATTATTTCCAGAAATAGCAATAAATCTGGGGTTTTTTCCAACCTTAACTGTAGAAACTGAATTCGTTTTTGTATCAATAATGCTTACTGTATTATTATCACTGTTGGCAACATAAGCATAATCTCCAGAAATAGCAATAAATTCGGGGCTATCTCCAACAGTAACTGTAGGCGATGTAGGCGATGTAGTAATAACATTTTTTAAAATTATGCCAATAACGGCAGCAATTCCAACAACAACAAGCAAAGGCATTATTTTTCCCATTATACTTAATACGAATAAAATATTTTTTTCTAAAAATATAACTATTTTGCAATAATATACAAACGTTTCAAGTCATTATTTAATCTCCTAATTTAGCTGTTGCGTTCTTTGCTGAATTGATTTTTGGATTATTTCTTTTATTTTATTTTCCAAATAAGCCACTTTTGTTGTAAGCTGTGTATTTTCTTGCATCAACGAATGTATCATTTGAGTCTGTTCTGATAATTTTTTCTCATAAGCAGTCGCCAATTCTATAGGGTTTGCGTTCATTATATTTTTTTGTTGCATTTGCATCATCTTTTGATGGTTTTCAATAGCTTCCGCGCGTTTTTTTGTAAGCTCTTCTATTTGCTGATGAACCTCCGGTTTATGCTCTGGTCTTCCTGGTTCATATGAGGCAAGCACTGCGTCAATTGTATTCATAAAAAACTCCTTTATATCGGGTTCTTTTACAAAATCATCCACAGTTTTTTCTGATAGGGATACATATGGATTTGGATTTTCCAACATTGTTTTCTTATCAAATGAATTGTGAACATGGGAAAAAACCAAAATAGACTTCATAGAATCCAGTTGAACAAACGGTATCGTGTAACCTTTCAAAAATTCCTTTTCCTCTGCAAGAGCAGCATTATCGTCATACTTTGTTTGTTTTAACAGTTCCCTTCGAAAAGCAAACGTTGCCGCAGTAGAATGATTCGGTCCGTATGGCCCAAACTTGTACGTTTTATGAATGTGTTTAAAATAAATATACATTTCGCTTGAACCCGCGCAAAGAGCCTGTGGATTTTTTTGCAGCGTTTCTACTGCATGCGACACTCTTTCCGGCGGATAATAGTCGTCGTCATCCATGTAAACTAGTATATCACCTCTTGCCTTTTCGTGCATCAAATTTCGCTTTTTACCTAGATTCATTTTTTTGTCATATTTAAAATATTTTACCTGAGGTATATCCTTGACCAAATCTTCAATCTTATCGGTTCCATCATCAATAATAATCCACTCCATTCTATCCTTTGGATATATCTGATTTTCAAAACACTTTATAATAACAGGATAAAACGGTCGCCTATTAAAGGTTGGTGTGCATATACTAACAAATGGAAATTCGTCTTTTTTATTTCCTGTTTTATTATTTTTCATAATGGATCCTATTTAAAATATAATACAAGAGGTTTTTATATTATATTCAAAAGCTTACAATAAATTTTTTGCCTGGACCATTTATTTTCTTGTTCTTTTTGAACCGCCAAACAAATTCTCTATTTTTTCCAGCAAACTGGGGTCACCTTTTGTTTCAGTTGTTGGTTCACACACTTTTTCCGCTTGCGCATAATCGCCTAATCCAAACGTTGAATGATCTACACCTTTTGGAGTATATGGTTTATAAATGCCTGTAAAGAAGTACAATAATATGCAAGCAACAATAGCTACAAATGCAGTATATCCACCAAAATTGCTGTTGGCGCTAACGATAATATTCAATGACATAAGAATCATTATAATACTCATTTTAAATTTCAATATATTTTTAATGGTTTCACCCACACCATACGATTTTCCAGTTGTTGCATTCTTTGATTTCATAAATAAAGGGAAAAATACGCAAAATGTGGATATCAAGAAAGACAAAATGGGAATGATAAGCCCCATTCCGATTAAAAAGAACGCAATAATAAATAAGAATATATAAAATAAAGACCAATACCACGTCAATATTCCCCACATGTCACCACTTTTCCAACTCGTTGAAGTGTTGGTTTCTGTTTTTTCTCTAAACAATAAATGAATATTGTAAAACCACAAAAAGATCAAATAAAACGTGTCTATTACACCGGTTAATATATATATAAAAAACCCTAAAAACGGTCCTAATAATACGATTAACGTTTCGGGAACAAATGCATTTATAAAATTATAGATAGTGTTAATGATGTTAAAATTGCAAGCGATAACTTCTTGCAATGTGGTTCCAACGTACATTTTAAAAACATTGGTTTTAGGGCCATTAACAAGTGATTTTAATGCGCCTAGAGTCTTCTCAATTGTTTTTAAATTTTCTTCCAACGGAAATTTAATTTTAGTTGACCAACTGCCTTTCTCTGTCTTTACAACGTTAATGTCTATTGGAATTTCTTTAATTGGTGGCGCGGTGTCGGTATAAGGAACGTACGCTAAACACGTTGGAAGCAGGTTGGATTGTGCGACTTTTCCCGTGTATAAAAATAAAGAACCAATTAATATTATAATACCTAAAGTGATCAACTGATAAAAAATTCCGAGAGAAAATTTCAAAAGCTCATTTTTTGGTTTTTCGCTTTTATTTTTTTTATCATCTATAGCTGATGTATCTGACATAACTATAATAAAACGATATAATATTTTATTCATTAAATTGCTAAAAATCTTTTTATCTAATCAAAATATATAATGAGCAAACTATATTTAATCATTTTGTCCTTTATTCTATTATTTTTAACTATTTACATTTTTAACTGGGGAGACTATTTAATAAAAAATGGTTACATTGTTGAGCAATTTACATCATTAGGACCCATCATTGATAATGGAAGTCCTTCAACAAATCACACCGTAGATTTGCCGTTAACAACTACAACGACTTGTCAGAATATATGCGGCCCCAATAATAGATGTTCATTAACGGGAGAACAATGCAGTTCTGATATAGATTGTTTTGGTTGCAATTCTAAAACAAAACAATTCGTTCCTGAAAATAGTCCACTAGTTACAAATGTTCGCGGTGAAAACGATGCAGGTAAACTGACAACTGAACAAACACCAAATTACTCTGTTTTAACAACAGACATTGGCACACAAGCTAAATTGGTTGGTAAACCAGACAGCCCACCCCCAAGCTATTTTAAAGGCGTTGATACTTGGAGAGAAACTTTTGACGCGGAAAAGGAATTGTTTGATAAGCGATATAGTCCATCCGCGCAATCATTCATGCCAAATTATCCAAAACGACCAACGTTGAGCGGTGAATTTATTGTTGACGGACCTTTGGCTGCCAATGATTTTCTTTAGTAGCACCCGCAAATAATATCACGCAATATATATGAGATTCTTCAAAGGTGCAAATAATTTAAATAATAATTTAAATAATGAATCTAATAAACTATTAACTATGAAAAATAAATTGCAAATACCATTACCATTATCAAATGGTGAAATGTTTTATCCTGAGCAAGCCGTTGTTATTTGGAGATTGTCTTTTTTGATTTTTTTTACTGCAATGCACGCTTATTATAGAAAACATTATGATATGGCGGCAATATCCGGAACAATCTTCTTAACATCTGTTAATCATTGGAGAAAACCTGTACACAATTCGTTAAGACGCAAAGTAGATGTAACGTGTGTTATAAATGGGGTTATTTACCATATTATTCGCGCGAATCATACAAAAAGTAAAGAGGTATATTTTACTGTTCTTATTTTTAGTTTATTTTTCTTTTTTCTTGGCAAATATTTTGATATAAAAAAACGTTTTTGGTCGTCAATATATTCTCACGCAACGTTTCATTTAATGGGTAATATTGCAAATAATATTTTATATTCAGGAGATCTTATTCCCATTGGCTTTATAAAAGAATAGAGTTGTCAGTTTATTTTTTATTTATTGTCTCTTATTTTTATTATTTTTTATTTATTATTTTTTATCAATGACGACTTCTTTTGCAATATTGCGAATTATTTTATCGCATTTTTTATTATCATCTTCTAAGGTAGAACCTCCCATGGCCTCCAATAATATATTTTGATATTCCATGTGCTTCTTAGTTTCAAAATCTTCAGATGCCGGATTTTCCTTTACCCAAAATGGAATTTGTTTTATGTTTTTATTTTCAATGCCCTTTATTGCGCGTTTAATTTTAATATTTTCGCCATTTTCCTTTTCCCACGCGTTTTTGTCTTTAATGTACAACGTTTCTCTCTTCAAATCGCTGCAATGAATCGGTCTTTTAAATACATCAAGTGCATGTAAATTTCGCATGAATATTTTGCTCATTCCTTCTACATAACCAACGCGACCGATCATATCCAAATCCGATAATTGCAACTTTATCTGTTCTACAAAGTCGCCAAGGTTGAGGGCATCTTTGCACTGTTCATTCAAGAAGAACTGCAAGTTAAACTGATTATTATTTGTATTACTGTTATTAGTTGTATTATTTATAACAGTATTTTTCTCCTTTGCGAGTTCCATTATCTGCTTATTTTGCTCAATAATAAGCTCTTTAAATTCCTTGTTTTGTTTAAGTAGCTCTACAATTATAATATTTGAAGGTAGATCAGATTCTGTTGGGGTGAAGACCGCGCTTTCGCATTTTTTCTTATGAGACCATAATCCTTGGCGATGTTTATATTCCTTACCACACTCGCAAACAAATTTCTCGGCTGTTTTTGGCGTATTTTTGTCATCATTTGTCATTCGTTTGTCATTCTTTTTATGTTTCAGTGTTAAATTGTGTCTATCCCAATCACTCTTCTTAGAGCATTTAAAGTCGCAACATTTACAAGTAAAAAAGCCGGCGGGTTTTGGCGCATTTTTGTCATTCATTTGTCCTTATTTTAAGGACAGAAAAAACGCCTAAACCCTTTTCCACAATAAATATATAAAAATTAGCGTAACAATTTTTTACGATTTTAAAAACTTTTTTAGACCATGATGCTAAGAATGGCGGAATTTTGACCCCTTTTTCATAAAACCTCGGCGGTTTTGAAAATTGGACATTTTTTTTGTCCTTTTTTGGATTTTGGAAACACTTTTGCCCCCTTTTTATTCGAATTTTCACCCCTTACTGAGAATATACAACCAAAATAATATATTCTGACTTTATTACCTATTTCAATGCGCCTATATAAGCAAAATCCTTCAGTTTAATGCGTAACTGATTAATAAGGCTTATTTTGTTATCCGTAACGAACTGACACGATAAAATTACTCGGCGCTGATTTGCACACAGCTTGGACGCTCTGTGATATAAGTAATTTCCTTCAAAACAAATGCCGTTTTCATTTAAATCTAGACTTACCACCTCATTTTTATTATTTTTGAATTCAAACTTAGTGCACGTAAGATCCGCGGTAATCGGAATCAAAACAGTGAAAAAACGGCCATCATAATAATTATAATCGTAGTGCCAATTGATCCAGTCACCTTCATTCTCATAAATTAATAAAACGCACGAAGTAGGAAAGGAAAGGTTCGTTGGATATACCTTGAATCCAAGAAGTTCTGAAATTTTGTCACAAAGTTCATTTTGATAGAAAGGTATAATGCTGTCAGAGTGTTTTACGATTTGATTTGTGGGAACCGTAACACCTGCTTTATTTGGAAGCGCGCAATTGGCAATATTTTCGGCAAAGGATGTTATTTCAACGCGTTTTTGAATGGATTTGTCCTGTAACATGGATTGAATTTCGTTCATAGAATTATTAGATAATTGAATTGGAAATTCCTTATAAAGACAAAATTTATCATTGCATTCATATTTTTTTTCAAGTTGACACGAACCAGAATTATACGCGTACACGATTGTAAGTGAAAAAATAACTAGAATGGTTATTACTAGTATTGTAAAGTATTTCATACTATAGGACAGTTTTTTCATCTATAGTATAAAACAATATAAAAAATAATACAACAATTAAGTTGCATACATGAGGCCGCAATTTCCTCCAACAAAAGTAACAACATTATATCGCTCTTCAAATGTATACAAGTCAAAATTGTAATCATAGATTCGCCAGGTTGGTTTATTAATGCCTATTATATTTCCAGTCTGGGGGTCGCAAATAGCAAGCGATTGCGCGTAAGGGTCCAGTGTTGGAATAATTGTATTAAACTCCAATTCAATTGTTGTAAATCGGCTCATGTTAATTGCTCCATAAGGTTGAATATCTAGAGGTGAGTTTGAAGTGCCATAACTGTAAAAATAAATTCCAGATTCAGCAAATCCACCTGTTCTAATCCATTTTTCTATGTAGTTGTAAACTCCGCTGGGCTGCAAATTCTCCCTATAAGATCCGTCTAGTAATATTGCCATGTTAACCAATATGCCTTTTGTATTTGCGCCGCGCGACTCACCCGTTATAAACCAACCAGTTAAATTACCGTTTGGATTTACACCGGGACCGAGATCAACAACTGTTGTGGAACCATCCGGGTTTGTTCTGATTATCTGATATGTACCACTAGTTGGTGCAGGAATTATATCGTATGGTAAATAATTATATGGCCAATTGGAATAATTTGTCCATTCATTTCTTAAATTAACATCGCTTCTTTTGAATACAAACGTCATCCCTGAAACCATTCCGATTGAATCCAGTTGCACTTTATTTGGACCAGTAACATTGTAAAATATCTGCTCTCTTACTTGTTTAAATAAATACTTTTGCTCTTGAAGCGCAAATAGTCTGGATTCTTCATTAGAAAGAAAACAATATGTGCAATTTAAATGGACGTCTGCATTCCACAAAGTTCTTTTATCCACGTAGGAATTTAATCCAAGTTCAACGTCAGGAGGGGTCTGCAAGAATCTATAAAACTGCATATACCACAAATTAAAATTTGGAGCTATATAAGGATAATTATTTGCGCTGTCATATACATCGCGAATTTGGAACAGTTCTTGAATTGGTCGCATTGTAACATTAATGTGCAGTTCATTGTATTGCAATGAGATTAATGGAAAGGCCATTTGAGTTTTAAAGTTGAACCAACTGTTTAATGGAATATATAAAGTTCGTCCATTAATTGATGGTCCTGAACTATTTGGGTTATAATAAGCATTTGGGTAAGTGTTAACGCGCGCCCCTGAATTTGCTGGGTCGTTTAATTCGGGAACATTTCCAATCATTTCATTAAATCCATAAACTTTTTTTCCGGGCATCTCGCGTTCAATCATAAGTTTCAAATATTCGCCGGAAAACTCTTGTAGTGTTTGGTTTCCGCATGTAATGGTGATGCGAGATATCATCATTGCTCCAATAGAATTAATCCATTTAAATTCATATGGAATCCATTTTCCACTGTTATAAAGTTCGGATTCTTGGTCAGTATTTGGAGGCATAATTGGGCTCCAAATATTTGGCAAGTCAACGCTTAAATAACAATCCATTAAAAGGTCTGCATATCGGGGTATTTTAAATGTGAAATTAGATTCTTCTGCTAAACGAAGAGTTTTTGCGCCTTCAAAATCAACACGAAATTTTTGTAAACCGAAATTCGTATAGCGAGCGTATGTTGCTTTGAAAAAAGTTTTTGAAGGGTTGCCATTTAATATGATATTTTGTTGTCCTTCACTGACCAATTGCATTAATCCACCAGCCATCTTTTAGATATACTATACACAAATAATTTATATTTAACTTTTTTGATTAATATTATTATATTTTAAAATTAGTATTATAATATAGTAGGACAATGGATACTACGAATAAAATGATGAATATGATGGCAAATCTTAAGGAGAACTATGTGGCGTATATGTTATTAAGCATGATTATAATCGTAATTATTGGGGCTCTATGGTATTATTTTTATATGAGAAATTTGTTGAATCGCGAGTGCAGCAATATGAGCAATCTGTTTTCTGCATTGAATGGATCAATAAAGTCATTGAACTCAAGCGATCCAAATTGTGGTTATACATTGAAAGACTATTACATTAAAACTGCATATAATTGCTGCAGTCCAGGAACTTTCAAAAATGATTATGTTTCAACATGCGCATTAAAAGACGTTTTGAAGCAAGGGGTTCGTGGTTTGGATTTTGAAATATTCTCAATAGATGATCAACCAGTGGTTGCTACATCCACGGTTGACAATAATCATATTAAGGAAACTTATAATGTTGTCGCTTTTTCTGACGTTATGAATATAGTAACAAACTACGCATTTGCGTCAAGTGGCGCACCTAACCCACAAGACCCAATAATTTTTCATTTTAGATTTAAGAGCGCCAACCAAAAAATGTATCAAAATTTGGCTAATTTATTCAAGAGCCATGATTCATTCTTTTTAGGGCCGGCTTCAAGCTTTGAGCAGAATGGAAAGAACTTTGGCAATACAAAATTGATGGATTTAGTGGGAAAAATAGTTGTTATTGTTGACAAGTCAAACAATGCTTTCATGGATACAGAAGATTTTTACGAATATGTGAACATGACAAGCAATTCTATATTTATGCGCGCATTGCATTATTATGATGTGAAAAATACACCGGATTTAGTTGAATTGCAGGACTATAATAAGCAAAATATGAGCATTTCAATGCCGGATATTGGCGCTGATCCACCGAATCCAAGTGCGATTGTTTGCAGAGAAACAGGTTGCCAGATGATTGGAATGATGTATCAGAAGAATGACATAAATTTACAGGAGAATAATGCATTCTTTGATAAATGCGGATACGCGTTTTGCTTGAAACCCGAAAAGCTAAGATATATTCCAGTTTATGTCCCAGAACCTCCTCCACAAAATCCTGCTTTGTCATTTGAAACGAGAAGCGTTAAGAGTGATTATTATGCGTTTAATATCTAATCAACCTTTGAGAAAGGTTGAGCCAAATCAAATCAAATCAAATCAAATCAAATCAAATCAAATCAAATCAAATCAAATCAAATAAAATCAAATAAAAATTATTGTATTATAAAAAATAAAATAATACAATAATATAATATGCACAAGACAAGAAAAAACAAAAAACAAACAAACAAAAAATTAACAATTTGTAAAAGTCGGTATGCATTGTGCACATCTGCTCCTTGCAAAACAATAAAGAATAAGCCTGGCAAAACCAGTTGCAAATGCACTGTAGAAAACGGCTACAACTTTGCGACCAAGTCTTGCAAAAGATTAAAGGCGCATAAAACCAAGACAGGAACACGTCGCATTTACTCTACCTTTTCCATTAATGAGATGAACGATGGCAAAAGAATCACAGAATGCCCCAAGAAATACGAATGGTCTGATTGCTTGAACCACAAATGCGTTATTGATTCCAAGAATTCCAAAAAGGCAATTTGTGAGTGCACATTAAGAAAATCTAATAAAAATTGGTTTACCATGGGTGCAAATAATAATAAAAACTTCTGCGGTAAAAGCAAATGGTCCGGAGCTCACAAGGCAGATTTTTACAACACGCGAAAATTCTGGAACAGTTATTTTGCAAAGAAATCACACACCAATGAAAAAATGATTGGAAATCCTAAGAATTTTATAAATAAGTTAAAATAACAAACAAAAACCATTTAAAATTAAAAATATTGTATAATTATGCAGATAGGTAAGCATAATTATAATATAAATGAAGAATGCTATGTAGCAGGAGATATTGGAGCAAATCCTATGGGCTATCCTCGTTTGTCTAGTTTTAATAATGCTTACATTAATTGTAAAACTGGTATGTCTTTGAAATATCCAGAATATCATTTTAATTTTAAACAAGTTCAATATAATAAATATGATTCTGGATTGGCAAGTATTTACAAGTTAATAATAACAA